TCTCCATCTCGGCAGATACTTCCTCAACCGCCTCACCCTGAGCGATTAACAGTTCCCATGCCTCATTGAATGAGGACTGATTCATGTTGGTCTTCTCGGCAAAGCCTTTGAGCGCGTCCATTAGTTCATCGTCTTGCTCCACTCCCTCCGGCATTGCGTAGCCATCTTTGGGTGCGCCAGTAAAGCCGCCAAACTTCTTCTCTAATTCTGTGTATGCCTTGGCTTGGTCAGCCACGGACTTGTACTTCTCAGCCTTGTACCACTCAGGCGTGTCACCAGTACCCTTGATTCCTTCCGTTAAGAAGTATTCGCCTTCCGAGAGGGTGGGTTCTGCTGCATCAACGAGTGATGTGGGTTCATTGCTTTCAAGGGTGTCGTTTTCAACGGCCTCTGACATTCTTATCTCCAAGGATAGTTTATTACAGCCCGCTTGGGGCTTACAGGTTGGTGCTTGAGAAGGATCTGTACCAGTCTCCGCTCACCGTTTAACAGTGCGAGATCGTTTACGTCTATCCAATCAACGTGTTGACCAGACTTATAGCAACGAAACGCCCTGAATTTGTGTATGTACTCGAACTTATCAATCCCGTACTGGGTGCCGACCTTCTGTAACCAGTCCATATCGAACTTGATCTTCTTCAGGTAGTCGGGTTCAGCGCAGACCACCTCGATCTTGCTCTTGGTTGCCCGCTTCTTGGGCTTCACTTCTTCCAGTTCTTCGACTTCTTCCACTTCGCTCATACTTTCTCCGCTTGTTGGATGTAGTGGACGATCATCCGAATGACCCCCGCCTCACCGTTGTGATACGCAGCCTCGTACTCTACGTTTCGTGCCCCGAGGTCAGTGGAGTTGTCTAACAGGAACTTCCGTGTCAGATCCTCCACCACCTTTTGCCCGTCTTCGGTAGCGAAACACCGGCTGTACGCCTTCGTTAATTCAGAGAAACGCTCTCTGGCCTCCGCAGCGGCCTTGTGAGCGCCCTCGTTGCTACCCTCTATGCTTTCCCAAGTCATTCAACCGCCTGCAACTGGGGCTGTTGTGGGGGCATCTGGGCCTGTTGTTGAGCCATTTCCTGCTGCGCTCCGGCTTCAATAGCCTGTTGCTTCTCCGTATCGCTGCGAACTAAATCGGATGACATGCCGGTCTTCTCAGCAACGTAGCTTCCGAAGTCTTCGATCTTGAATGACGTAGCAATCAGGTCAGGCCCAGCGTTAGCAGCGACGAACTGCACCGCTTGTTGTAGTGACAACAAGTCCTCACCATCCTGAGCGCGGGCGAGGGGGGATGTGAACTTCACTTCCACGTCTTTACCGTCCAACTCAATCGGCATGATCAGACCACGACGGGTCAGGATCGACACCACCCTCTTGAGGATAGGTATCAGAACCTCTGTCTGTAGCCGTCCGAATGCAGAACCGATGCGCTTCGCTAGTTCTCGACTCTCGATAGCGATCTCGGTGGCAGTACGGACAGGCCCAGCTGGGTCGCGCAGGTCGTTAAACAGCGCCAGCTTGATAGCGTTCTGCAGTTCGGTGATCTCAAACTGTGCAAGTCCAAGGTTCGTTCCTGTGTCCAGACGCATGATCGACGGGTTGCTGGTGTTGTTCGATCCAACAGGGATGACAACGCCCGGTGCTATGGTCAGGTTGTACGGGTTGGTCACACCGTCATCGGTGGCCGTGTACATGCCAGCCAAGTCGATAGCCGCCTTCTGCAAGACGAACTCTTTGGCCTTGTTCAGACTGCGTACATCAGGCAGACATTGCATTGCAGGCCCGCGACCACGCACCTCACCGGCTACCTTCGTGTATCGACCAGTGACCCACGGCGATGTCTCACCGAAGTCCTCGATCCATGAGAAGCGATCCTCGTCATTCACCCATAGACAGCCGTAGTACCGCTTTGCTTTCGGCTCGAACACCACACCCTCACACACTTTGAGGTCAGCATCGGGTGAGTTCTCGATGATTGCGCGTACAGTCTGGGACACTTCGACGCCACGCCACATCCGCTCAAGCAAACGAGCCTTTACGCTGAACCTGCGCCAGTGCGTCTCGATGTTACCGAATGGCCCTTCCTCGAAAGCGATGCCCTTCTGGGGTATGCAGTGGAAGACGATGGGGTTCATGTCATCGTCAGTCTCGTCAATGCGAAGCGTAGCCGTGCCGATCAAAAGATCAAGTGCGGCCTCATAAAACTGCGTCCCGAAGTTACTACGGTTGATGTAGTCAAAGACTATAGCGCCCTGCTTGTCGAGGTTCTCGCGTACCTGTTGCTCAGTGACACCCACGTCACCTTGTTCGAGTAGCTCCAAGACCTCGTTGCTGGGTTGGAATGCAGCCCATCGTGCCTGTATCGGTGCGATGTTTTCCTGCAGCTTACTAGCAGCCTGTTGAATGGCGGTGAGGGAGGTTGAATCGAATATGCGATCCATCTTCTTCTGACCGGTGTTCTGCGTCTCGAACAGGTTGCGCTGCGGAAGGAAGTATTCGTACACGTCCGACATCTGGTCGTGCCACATGCCCTCGGTGTCGAATGCCCGCTTCTCTCTGCGCTTCATGTCCTTGACTGAGCCAAGGTACTTGGGCGACTTCATGCGATGCCCCGAACGTTGATGCCGCTCAGGATGCTAGCGCGTTGTGCTGCAGATGGCATAGATGCCTTGCTAGCCTTCCCTCTGCCCATGCCTGACGCCGCAGCCTTGCGACTTGCCGGTGCCCCTGCTAGCAGTGAACGAGTGCCAAGCTGCCCACGTCGTTGTGCCCGCAAGCGTCCCTCGGTCTCCTCGATCTCCTCATCTAGTGCTTTTTCCTGACGTGCAGCCAGTGCTACCTCTCTCGCCTGTGGCTCAGGCTTCTTTGGTCTTAGTGCGCCCATAAATCACCTCGTTAAGTGTTTGTATAGTTGATAAGGCGTAAGGATAAACGGGTTGCGTATCCCAATCGCCTGCTTGATATGCCCGACACAGGTGTTGAGCATAAATAAACTTCTCTGATTATCGCGCACCTTGGCTTTGGCCACGATCACGTTTCCTTCCGATGCGCTGAACTCATCCAGCGTCATCAGATCCAGCCCCTCCGATGTCTTGCCGTAGACAATCCACCGGCCTGCGTCAGCCTTTAGCAGATAGCAGTGCTGGTATAACGGGTGCAGGAACCGGCACCACCAGTGTTCTCGTGCTGCTGTGAACACCGCGTACACGTTACCCGAAGACATTAAAGTCTACCTTGGCCGTCTGTGGTGCGCGTTGGATGTGTGCCGGTGATAGGCTCTCTCTCCATCCGAGGGCGAGGGTTTGCAGTGCATCCGCGCCATGCGATGCCCAGTCGTGTACAGGGTTGTCCCTGAATCGACCGGCCTTTTCGTCCCACTCACGCCGATACGAAGCCACGCAGTTGTATCCTTGCTCCGCCCTCTCATCATCTATCCAGAACCTAGGGAACATGCGACGCACGGCCTGTATGCCCTCAGCCTTCACCCGTGGACGTTGCACAGTGCGAAACGATATGCCCATCTGCCTCGCAGTCTCCTTGCGTGAGCGTCCAGACGTAAGTTCACGAACCTCGATATCATGCGGCGCCAAGTGTGTGCCCAGCATCACGCCATTGGTGTTTGACCATTGATTCAGGTATTGGATGTAGTGTTCCATACCTTTTCCGCTGGCCTCATGATAGTGGACTAGACGTATCTCTTTGCTTACCGACTGAAAGAACCATATCGACATCGCGTCCGCTATACCTAGATCCCATGCAGTATGAACAGGTAGAGAGGGCTCTATCGGTAGCCTTCCGATGCGTCCCTGATCCTTGGCTGCGGCTATTTGGTCGGCGTAGTATGCACCCGCGATTTGTGCGGCGAAGCTGGAGTAATACTCTTGCTGCACCAACGCTTCTTCCATTCCTTGGTCGCGTTCCGCCTGTATCATGGCTGGCGTAATGATTGGCGACCCGTCACCCCTCTTCGTATCGCTTACCGTGAGGCTTTCCGCGTACCAGTCATCAGACTTCTTCGCCATGTTGTATAGCGTATAGCCGTGGTTCTTCCCTCTTGGTGTGTAGATGAAGGCCGCCCACCCCCCATTTTCCTGAAGGATTGGCCGCAAGTACGTCCACGCTCTGGGGTCGCACAACGACCATTCAGATAGCACCAACCCCACAGGATTTGACCCAACCAAGCTGTTGTAATTGTCCGATCCCGCTAGCTGCCATGTGCTTCCATTCTTTAACTCGATGAGCATGTCGCTGTTGTTGGTGCGAGCACGGATCTCTGGAGGAAACACCGTCTCCAACACAGGCTTCCCGCGAGCATCTACCGCGCCCCACAAGGCTCGCCTGCCCTGATTCAACTGTGGGAATAAGTGCCAGTAATTACCAGGCCGCTGGAACATAGCCTTAGCGGTCAGGTTAAGCATGGTCGAGTCTTTACCTGCGCGTCGGTGCCACACAAGGGCGAACCTCTTTACGCCAGAATCAAATGCTTTCAGCACGCCCACTTGATGGGGACGTGGTGTCCACTCGTTTGGGATAGAGATTTCAGGCATCTTTGAACGATTGCACGTTGATCGTCAACGCTTCCCCACCCTCCCCACTTACCTCGACCGCCTTCACGTCACCGAGGTACTTGGAAATAAGCTTCAAGCGGATTTCCGCTGATGCCTTTAGCCTACTAGCCGTGGCTGGGTCTAATTCGTTATCCAGATCGCCTAATTTGGTAGCAATATCAACGACTTGCTCGATGTGCTTCTGCTTGGAAAGTTGCTCTCTCAAAGCCTCTTGCCTAATGGCTCGGTTCTCCATCGCCCTAGTTCGTCCCATCTGTCTTACCCCCAAATATTCTCTCCCACCCGTCTTGATAGGCTGGGGTGTTAATGTTGTTCAGCCTTCCGGCGATTCTAGGACGCGAGCCTTTACCACCGAATAGCTCAGGAAAATGTCGTTGCTGGTCAGTTTTCGTCAGACTGCCTCTGAGGTCTTTTGTCTTTGTCATGCGCGCCAAATACCACGAATGATTAACGGATTGCAAGCCCTATTCTACAACACCCCGCGAAAATAATTTAACTTTTTTTTGCTACGCCGCTTGATATCGCTTGACACATGTAAAAATAAAGTTTTTAATGGCTTCACACAACAGGAGAACGACATGGAAAACGCAACACCGACCATTAACGGAAAGCCCGTCAACGAAATGCCTTGCTGCGGCATATTCGCGGCAGCTATGGCGGCTGACGTAGAGCCACAGATTGTATTTGACGCTTATAAAGCCGAGTACAATTTGTCGGGCCGCTGGAAGGGAGTCACCCATTCAAAAAATTTGCGCGATCTCATGCGAAAAGAATTCGGCGTGAATGTTGACGTTGAATACATGATGTCCCTGAATAAAAGAGAAACCGACAAGTATGATGCTGGGAACCGCACGATCAGGAAGTGGTACAACGACCACGCTATTCCATCGGCAACCTACATTGTCCAGAGCCGTGGTCATATTTTTACAGTTAAAGAAGGTCGCTATATCGACCAATGGCACAACGAGCCTGTTGAGCAGGCCAAGGGCAGCCGCGCTAAGGTCTTGCAGGTTTGGCGTATTCGCAACGCAAGGAAGGCCGCGTAAGCGGCCCCACACCCACACTAATTTTCAAGGAAAAAAAATGTCAACACGAGCAACATACCAAATCAAAACCCCTCTCAACACGTCTACCGTATACATCCACTACGACGGTTATCTTTCTGGTGCTGCTGAATACTTCCGTAATGCCATTGATCTCAATCGGATTAGCGGACGGCAATTCTTGCCCTGCTTCCTTTGGGCTAACGAGAATGCCGAAATGACCAAAAGCCACGAATGGCACGGTGATACCGAATACCGCTACGACCTAGCGCGACAAGCTGGCATTTGGAATGTAACAGCCTACAAGCGCAAGTCCTACGACAGCGACGTTTTCGAGGTCGTTTACGATGGCAACCTTTCAGCCTTCGTTAGCCAACACGCAACACAAGAGGCCGCGTAAGCGGCCCACACCCCTAGTCAACAACAAAGGAGAATGGAAATGGCGATAACAAACAACGCGACTAACGAGGTCGAGTATCAAGGACAGGTTTTGGCTGTTCGAGGGGTAACCCGAATGGATATGTTCTGGGATGAAGTCGAGGTGATACTTGACGATGGACGTCTCGAAACAATCAGGCTCGGCGGGCCATCTGACCAACGCTTTGCGAAGGTTGATGCGACAGACGAATTCATCGAAAAGCACAATGCTTACGTTCGTCAACGAGAGGCTCAACGAAGGGGAGCCGCGT